CGATGAGGCTGAACTCTCCACCGTTTTCGCTGTCAACAGCTACAGGGCGGATAAGAGCCTCACGGCTACGGTCGATACCAACAACGATTTGATCCGAAGCAGGAGTGAAACCACCACCAGCGGCTGCGCCGTAGATAGCGTTGAACTTCTGTCCATCACCGAACTCATTAAGCTCAATAACATTGATGCCGTAGAACTCAGGAGCGCCAGCAGCACGGTATGCTTCTTCAGCAATAACGTCAGCAGTTTGAACATTAGAGTTGGCAGCAGCACCAGGAGCAGCTTTAGTGTTGATTGGGTTGTAAGCAATTGCACGAAGCTCTTCAACGATTTCAGGAGAAACGATGATGTCAGTCATGCCACGGCCTTGACGAGCGTCAGGAGTACCACCAACAAAGGAAGTAACAATTCTCTTCGAGCGAGTCGAAAGAGCATTGAGGTCAGCCAAGGTGAAACGATCTGCTGTTTGAGCTGCGATAACGTGAGAAAGACCATTTGTGCTTGCTTCAGCAAGAGCTTTCATGATAACGTTAGCAGAGATTGTGTTTTGCTTGAGAAGAATCTCTTGAGCAACACGAGTCATTGTCTTAGCGACAACGTCCATGCGGCTCTTAGCAGCATAACGGCGATCAAAGCTTACTGCGGAATCAAGGCTATAAGTAGCGATCTTGAGTTCAGCAGATGTTGGGAGAACTTCCGAAGTGGGAAGGCCACCAGCACGGCTTTGGCTGTATACTTGAACATAATCTTCGTCAGAAACATCGAAATACAGATCCAATGGAATCGAAGGATTGTCATCAGCATTATACTGAAGAGTAGTGAAGAGGTTAGACAATGCTGGAGCATTGTTGATAACTTCTGCGAGAACAGGGCCAATAAATTCGGCAAGAGCAGTTTGTGCTTCATAGGCTACATCGCGATTGCGAGAAGCCATTGCTTTTACGAGTTCGACTTGTTCGGGAGTGTTTTTTAAAGTAATTTTCATATTGTTAAATTCTTTTTTTATTAACCCAGCTTGACGACTACATAGTCACCAGCGAATTGATCAGTGAGTCCGCCTTGAGAGACGCGTGAACCAGTTCCAAGAACCAGGCCGAGAGAAGAAGCAGATCCTGCAGCGACTCCTCCGATTGTTCCGTCGCCAGCAACTTCAAAGCCGCCACCGATAGTGAATGCTGCAGCGCCAGCTGCGACAGAGTTTGCGCTCAAGGTAAATACACCTTTAGTTGCAACAGGAACACTTTGCCCAGGAAGAATAGCTTGAAGCTCCTCTTTCTTGGTTGTGTTATAAATGAGTTTTTCTCCATTTTCATCAGTCTTAGCTGTTTGATTCAAAGTGAGTCCCAGAGGGAATTCACCAGAAGCAGCTGGGCTGATTTCAAGAGGATTAGTTGGGTACATGTCGCTGCCAACAAAAGGGTAATCTGTTTTACCAAGGTAAGAGTCGCTACCGTAAGTAATGACTTCTTGGTCGAAGTTTCCGTTTGTTACTTTAACAAAAACGCCATTGGAACCTGCGCCATCACCAGTGGTGGACTCAAGAACCGAAGCGGAGTTAAGAGCAAACATATTTACTACGTCATGCTCGTTATATTGTCTGAATGGGAGTAATCTTAATGCCATAATTTTTTTTAGTTTAAATATTTTTTATCCAAGGATATTGTCGCGGCTAAACGCAGCAGCGAACTTTTCCTTTAAAGTTGTTTTCGAAGCTTGAGCTTCGTTATTGTTAGGGAGAACAGTGTCAGTAGCTTCTGCATTTTCAAGAGCTTGCTCAACATCAACTTCTTCAGCAACCACTTCTTCAGTGATTTCAGAAGCTTCTACTGTAGTAAGACGCTTTTCAATTTCTGCTTCAACACGAGCTTTGATTTCATCTTCGATCTTCGCTTTAGCTTCTTTATTTTTAGAAGCCCAAAAAACAGCGAGTTCATCTTTGAAAGATGCGAAAGATTCTTCTGCATCATCAAGACCTTTAATCTTCTCAGCGATAAAAGCGCTATCGCTTTCTTCGAGATCATAAATAGAATCGATTTCTTCCATACGTGTATTGAAACGAGCGATAGCTTCTTCAGCTCTCTTCTCAGATTCAAAATTGCCAATGCGCTCTTGAACTACCTTAAGTTCCTCTTTGATAGCTTCTACAGAATTTTGAAGCTCTTCTCTCGCGGCAGCGATTTCAGTCTTCTCTTTTTCCGCAGCCTCAAGGGAAGCTTGGTACTCGTCATCTTTTTGTTTAATGGCTTCGGCAAAAGTCGAAGTCATGCCAGCGACTGCTTCTTCAGAAAATTTCTTTTCTGCGAGAGAGTCCTTTAATTCTGATAAGAGTGTTTCTAAGTCCATGATTTTAGTATTGTTTACAGTATTTTTTAAATTTTGTGAAATTTTGTCAGATATTTTTTGCAAATGCTCGGCTTGTCGCTTGTTGGAGTTTGACATAGATTCTTCTTTTTCTTCTTCTATATCATTTTCTTTTTCATATTCGTTGCTAATAAGACCTTTTACATTTGCGGCTGGCTTCATAGTAAAACCTATACCAAGTGGGTATACATTACCAGTAATCAAACGATAAACTGGGCGACCATCTTCAGTCATACCTTTGCCGCCAAAACTTCTTAGCATACCCTTCATTTCGTTTACTTTTTCTGGGTCGGAAATTATTTCGGCGTCCTTTAAATTCTTACTACCGATAGCAATGCTGTATTCACTAAACCCAATTTCCCAACTTGCAGAAATAGTATTATACATAGTGTTTTTGGGGTTGGTGCTGTTTTCAAGCATGTCAAAAAATTCTCTATCAACTGTTTTGTAAACGACTGCTCCAAGAGCAATATTAAATGGGTCTTTTTCATTTTCGTCTACATTGATTAAAACAGTGCTATCTGAATAATCACTGAATCCAGCATTGACAATATGTCCCACAACTTTCTTCTTGTTGTGTTCTATATTGGTTGGCTTATGGATGAACTGTTGCACCGATTCGATTGCGGTTTTGGTGTCGATACCGTCCCCGTTTTTATTAAATTCGTTTACAACAGCAGCATTAAATGCCACACCCATTAAATCTATATTTTTTTCTAAATCTACAGAGGTGGGTATTAAAGATCTTAAATTTTCAATATTAGCTTCACTTACATTGATACCAGCTATATTTTCGCAGGCTTTAATCTCAAATTCAAAAGTTGTGGTATACTTATGCATCCTTTTTCATTTTTTCAAGAATTGCTTTTTGTAAAGCTGCAGGGAGTTGTTTTTGTTTTTCTGTTAATCCACCCTCACCGACTTCATTCATCATAGCTCTCATTTTGTCGTACTGCATTGAGCAGGCTGCGTAGGTTTCTTTGTCTCCCATTTCTGCCGTATCAATCAAAGCTTTATCATCCATAGCACAAACACTCATATATGATTTGTACATAGCTTCTTCTTTTTCGCTATATTTTTTAGCAATCGAGATTTCTATATCTCCGTTAGAGCGTTTTATATCCGCTACGAGTGGGTTTTTAATTTTTTTCATTTTGAATGGTGTAAAATTGCTGAAGGGTAAATCTCTAATCTGTGTGCTTCTGAAATACTAAGAACACCTTCCAGTGAGCCTAGTTTTTCGATTTCACTAAAATCATTTACACAAGAAGTAATGGTTTCTGTCCAATTTTCTTTTTCTGATGCGCAGATAACAGATTCGCATAATTGGCTTATCATTTTTTCTTGGTTTTCATTAAGAGATTCTGTGTTTAGTTTTTCTAGCATTTTTTCTTTAGCTATAGAATTCAATGCCTCTATTTCATAAATAGTACCTTGAATATTTTCTCTAGAAAATTGATCCTTAGAACCTTCTGGGCGACCAGACATGCCTTTTGTTGGTTTGCTGGTTTTTTCTGGTTCTTCTTCGCCAGTTTCTGGGTCAATCATAGGAACTCCACCAACTATTGGGTTGAAATAACCCTTCTCTCTTTGTTCTACAAATTTTTCTTGAGCTTTTTCTAAGTTTTCTGCCAACGGGAATTTTCCAGTTTGAAAAAGTTCCATTCCTTGTTCTGCGGTAATAAGACCAAGCTCCATAAGCCTTGTAGCGACTCTCATTAATTGAGTTTCGTCACGCAAATCGATATCTTTAAACTTGACAGTAGGATAGGATCTAAAACCCAAGTCTAGAGCAATTCTACGAATCTCTGGCTGTAAAAAGTCTTGGATAAACGCCTCACGAGCTTCCTTGAGTCTATCCAGAAATACACGAGTTTTCATTTCAGCGCCATTATACTTATCATCATTCAGCGCTATATTTTGTAAGCCATCTTTGATATCCTGATTGATAACTTGGTACTTGCCAGGGCCGACTACTTTATTGATGTCTGGAATAACAAAATCAGCTTTTGTTGTATAGTCGGAAACTAGCACACGACCAACAGACTCGTTTTGAAAAAGCGTTTGCATAGCCTTTACATTGTTGGGGTTTATGCCTCCTTTATCTGGCTCCGCTCCCATTGTAATCATAAGGATTACGTTCTCGACCGTTCTCATGATGGCTTGGTCCATCTTCTTCATTTCCATCTTTGCGTTAATATCTTCGAGAACTGGGTAGCCAAATGGGATTGCGAATGGTTCGTAATCTTGTTTTTTATAAAAACTATACGACATTTTTTCGCTTTTTAAATTTATTTGAAGTCCGTCTTTAAAATAAGCGCCATCCTGAATTTGTTTTTTTATTTCTGGGTCCAAGGCGTCAAACACAGCTTTATCATAATCGTTTTTAGGACTAGCTAATCTTTCTATGTCGAACTCAGAAAGTATTTTTGCGTAACCTCCATCTTTTGTGTTAAATACAGTGCTACGTTTAGCTACTATTTCAAAAGGATTTAAAACAACATATTTCAATGGAAACTTATTCAAAGAGGGTCCGTCTGAAATGGTTTGGGAAAACTTTTTATAATCTTCTATACTGAATTTGCCGTCTACTCTGTATAGGAAAATATTTCCACTTCTGTAATACTCTCTAAAGTACTGATCTTTAAGATCCCAAATTTTAATCCTATCAAGAAGCTTTTCGAAAAATTTTCTAGAAGTTGAATTGCCGCCCTCTAAATAGAGTTCTGCATTAGCAAACTCTGACATCATGTCTATAGTGTTTCTAAAAATAGGCACATTAGCGTAAGCCTTTTGGCAAAGTTCGATAGCGTCTCTTACATTAGCCCCATCAGAAGCCATTTCGTAAGGCAACATCCCAGCTCTAATTTGACTAAACTTGTTAATAGGGGCCGTAACAGAAGATCTATTTATTCTTGCGCTTGTCGGAGACGATGAGAGGTTACTCACAGAACCAGATCGACTGTACGACCCCTGGGAAACATGGTATGCCGCGCCCGCTGTCATAGGTTCGACAACTTCTTGAGATTTTTGAGCTTCTGGGGCAACCCTTTTAAAATTATTCCAATACTCGGACTTTTTTGTGTATTTTCTTTTAGGCATAATGTATTATAAGTTACTTTACACAATTTAAAAGTTACTTTTTTAACTTTTTTAAATAAACATAGGCGTAAAGCCTTGATTACTTTCCTCTGGTACATCCATCATGTCATAATAAATATTCATTCCCCAGTTGCCTAGTACCAGAGCGGAATAGGAATCCTTTCTTGGCCTATCCACTCCCTTCTGTCTTTTTAGGTTACTGGGTAAATCAAAACTTTGAGTACCACCATTAGAACTAGAAACTTGAATCAAAGCACATTCAGCCTTTGTTAAATCAATCATGTCTTTCTGGTGTTCTATAAATTCAATCATTTTTGCGCCAGCATTCTTTTCGTCTTCGTATTTAGAAAATTTCAAATCTTTTATTGGTATTTTTTTAGCTCTCTGCATCGAATAATTGTCATCCATAGCTGTCGCTGCAAAATAAAGTCTTTTTCTGTCAAAAGCAGTCTGCAACATTTCGTTACCATTTCTAATCCAAACAGAAGTTGGTTTCCGTAAGTAACAGATAGTTTTATTTGAGACGTTGTAACCCCTCCTCGCTTCTTTTAGATCTTTTACATAATCGTGTGGGTTATCTAAACCAGCATCGAACATACCTATTTCTAGTTTATCTTTCTTAAATAAATCGCTTTCGTTGCAAGAGTTCATGAATTGAACGCCACCATTATAATCACCCACAACCATAATTATATTAAAGTGGTCAATAATATACTTAAAGTAAGTCATGTGCTTTTTTAGGTTTGTGCCAGGTAGAGCATAACTATGCACAACAACACCTTTTTTTTCTTCTGGTATTAACTTAATAACCTGCATAGCAAAATCATCAGAAGCTTCAGATTCGGACCATGATGGGTCAAATGCTAGTATGTATTCAGCGCCCGCTTCCCCTGCAACCTCAACCGCTGGTGATTCCCCATCTTCAATAGTACATTCAGCCATCTTGCTTATCTTGAAATAACCAGCGCTGTCATCTGTGAATTGAGCATTAAATTCTCGATCAATTTGAGATTGACTCATAGTACCTCTTGCTTGGCTTATAAGGTTTTCATCATACAAAGCCTTGGGAGCGCAGTCATAACTAAACTGCATAATACACCTTCTACCTTGATTTTTAGCGCCAGGATTAAAGATCATATTCTCATAAGCCTGATACATTTTATATAAATATTCAAACTTGTAAGACGCTGACGAAAGACCTATCATTTTATTAGAAGGCCACTCTGTACGCTCCTCCTCTGTCATTTTACCAGCGGCAATCATAGCGTCTTCTGCGTCGCTAATTTTTTGTCTTTCTTGTGGGTTTTCTACAACAGCCAAGAAAGGCATAATGACTTCATTCAAAACCTTTTCTGGCATAAGTAAAAGTTCGTCTACAATAATTCTTTGAAAGCGGAAACCGCGAAGTTTTTCACCATCACCAAGTGGTAGGGCTGTAATCCTACTTTTACCAATCTGCATTGACCACTCATCATTTGATTTACTAACCTTACCAATGCATTGTCTGAATAATTCTGCTTTTTTATCTAGAGATATATCTTCAATTTTACGGAAAATCATTTTTGATTGCCGAAAAGACTTTGAAATAATACCTATATGAACCCCTTGGTTTAGCATAGCGTCTAGTAAAGCGAAAATGCCCGTAGAGAAGGACTTAGACATACCACGAGACCATACCCCCAGAAAGTAATCATTCTCCATCATAGCCTTTACAGCCATATGTTGAAAAGGGAATAATTCAACCCCAGTCAACAGCTCTGTTGTGAATGTGACATTGTCTCTTAAGAATTTATACAAATAATACTTGGCTTTGTTATCTTCGAGGTAGCCATCAAGATCTAAAATCTTTTTGTTGATATCTTCCCTTTCTAGAGGTTTTTGATTTCCTTTATCCCAACTCATATTCTATATCTCCTTTTGTAGTTTTGCTCTGCTT